GATATGGAATATGATTATGTAGATGAAGTATCAGGAGTTTTTGGTATAAATATTCATAAGTCTAATCCTTATACTGAATCTACTTATGTGGAGAACTGGTCAGAAGGGTGCCAGGTGTTTAAAAGAGTAAAGGATTTTAATGAGTTTATGAATGTGTGTAGACAATCAAGAAACTTATGGGGTAATGAATTTACTTATACACTTATTGAATCTACTGATATAAAATAATATGGCATATATTGAATCTAATTTTTTTCCTTTAAAGGTATATGTTAGAAATGAATACATGTATCAACATACTAAAGGGTTTGGTGAATTTACTGAAGCTGTAATTGTTTCAGTAAGATGTATGCCAGGACAAGCTGCTTTATTTCAAGTGTTGTTAAATAATGGAGTGTTAAGGGATAAATTACCTTCTCATGCTTTGTTGACTAAACCTGAATTACCTAACCCTGATTTACCATTTCATTATTTACAAATATGGAATTGTTTTAGTTATAACTTTTCTGTATTGCATGTTAGTTATACTTATGATACAAAGGTTTCTGTTTTTATGAAAGATAAAAAATGGTATGATGGTAATTATTATGCTACAATTAACTGGGGAGCTAATGATTTAAATACAGATTTAAGTTTAGCTGAAGATCCAATAGAACATAAGTCACATCATATAATTCTTTTAAATAATGGACAAATTGCTTTACAACCCAATAATAGAATAAAATGGTTTGAGCCAAGTTTTGTTACTAAGGCATTTCCAGAAAAACCAGATTATTTAGTTAATAAGGATTATTATAATTGTGAAGGTTATGAAAAATGGTCAACAGAAGATAATGATAAGATGTATTATGCAAATCAAGAATAAAAAGTAATTAAATAGTATATTGATGAATTAGTTATAAAAAATTAAAATACATATATATTTGAGTCATGGGAGTAGAAATATTTGAAATAGAAAACTCTATTGTTAAACCTACTAAAGAGATATTATTGATTTCTCCGTTTAAAGAAATTTGGGAAAGAGATAAATCAAAAAATAAAGAACTGGCAATAAAAGAATTAAGTTATATTTACTTTTTAGTGTCACCTAAAAAATCAAATCCTTACTCAGGTTATTCAGAAGAGTTAAGAGGAAGTAAGATAATTGAAGGTTTATGGAAAGAAGAAACTTATAATGTTAATGAGTTAGTAGAAACAGGTGTAAAAAAATATCAAGAGTTTTTAGAACAAGCTTCTCCCTCAATGAGATATTTTCATGCTGTAAAACAAGGAGTAGAACAAACAATTAAATTTTTCCAAAATATAGACTTTAGTGAAAAAACTGACAAAGGAGTACCTGTATATAAAATTAGTGAGGTTATACCTGCTCTTAAATCTGCTAATGAGGTTTTAAAATCAATGACTGATTTACAGGAAAGAGTAGAGCAAGAAGTTTATGAATCTTCTAAAACAAAATCAGGAAAAGAAATAAATCATTTTGAAAGATAAAAATTATAAACAAATGAAAGTTAACAGATTATTAGAAGCTTTTGATAGTGAAATAATGAAACCTATTAAAAAAGATGTTATGGTAGGTGGACCTAGTGAATTTATATCTTTATTGTTTAAAGCTAAAGAAGATGCCCACATTACTCATATTGAACAAAGAAGCAGAGGGGCAGCTGTACATAATGCATTAGGTATTTTTTATGAGGGTTTGGAAGATGTAATAGATACTTTTGCTGAAACAATTATGGGAAGATATGGACAACTTACTTTATCTTTTAATGCTAGTAATATTTCAGATCCTTTAATGTATATGGAAGAATTATACAGTAAGGTTGAAAAAGGAAGAATGATGTTTACTGAAGGTTATATTTTAAATCAAATAGATAGTATTCATGAATTAATTGCTCACACTATTTATAGGTTAAAATATGTTACATCACAACCTTCTGAAAAAGCATCTCCTATCTAAGAAAAGAGCTAAAGAGTTTAAAACAAAAACGACACCAAATGAGCAAAGTAAACTCAATAAGGAACAAAGATGGTCATTGGGTAAACACAGAAGTATTTAGAGAAGAAGCAAGACACTTTGAAAAATATGGATATTATTGTCCTGACCCTTGGGGTTCTCCTTCTTGGGTTAACTATTGGGAGCAACAGTTAAATAGATGTACTAATGGGTATGAAGTAGGAGGGGCAAGAATAACAGGTGACCATTATTTTTATTTAAATTTTTGCCCAATGCTAAGGGTAGAAAAAAATGCAAATGGTAGAAAAGCTAAAAAGGTTGTAAACTTTCCTGACTTTTGGGATGGGGATTATAACTTTCAATGGGCAACTGAAATTGCATATAATGGAATAACAAGAGAAGAATTGGATGGTTTAAATTTATCAATATCTATTTCAGATGATTATTTAGATGGTGGTAGACATATTATAGTGGGTAAAAGTAGAAGAAAAGGTTACTCATATAAGAATGCTGCAAAGGTTGCTAATAAGTATAATAATACAAGAAACTCACTTTCTATTATTGGTGCTTTTGAAAAGAAATATTTATATCCTGAAGGAACAATGGGTATGGTGTCAGACTATTTAAATTTTCTTAATGAGCATACAGGATGGAGAAAGAATAGAGATTATATTGATAAACAAGAACATAGAAAGGCATCATTTAAAGAAGTAATTAATGGTGTGGCTATTGAAAAAGGTTATCAATCACAAGTGTTAGCTTTAACATTTAAAGATAATCCAGATGCTGCTCGTGGTAAAGATGCTGTATATGTGTTATTAGAGGAAGCAGGTAAGTTTCCTAATTTGAAAGATGCTTATATGGCTATTGAACCTACATTAAAAGCAGGTAAATATATAACAGGACAGATTATTATTTTTGGTACAGGGGGTGATATGGAAAGTGGAACAGTAGATTTTGCTGAAATGTTTTATGACCCAACTACTTATAATTTAATGCCTTTTAATAATATATGGGATGATAATGCAGAAACTACACATTGTGGTTTTTTTCACCCTATATTTTGGAACATGGATGGTTTTTATGATAGTCAAGGAAATTCTAAAATAGAAGAAGCTATAAATTATGAATTAAAAGAAAGAGAAAATATATTGACTAATTCTTCTAATGGTTTAGGAGTTATTCAAAGAAGAGTACAAGAGTATCCATTAAAACCTAGTGAAGCATTTTTAACTGTATCTACTAATGACTTTCCTGTTACTGAATTAAGAAATAGATTAAACATTATAGAAAGAGAAAGATTACATGAGAAAAAAGGACAAGCAGTACACTTGTTTAAAGAAGAAGGAAAAGTAAGAGTCACCCCAGATTTAAAAAATGAATTAGTTCCTGTTTGGAATTATAAACCAAAAACATTAGACTTAAGTGGTTCTCCTGTTATATATGAGTATCCTATTCCAAATCCACCAAAGGGATTATATAAGATAGGATATGACCCTTATCAGCAAGATCAGGGAACATCATTAGCTTCAGTTTATGTGTATAAGGGAAATGCTACTTTTACTTATTCAAGAGATACTTTAGTGGCAGCTTATGTAGGTAGAATGAAAACAGCTGATGATACTCATAGAATAGTTGAAATGTTAGCTGAATTATATAATGCAGAAATAATGCATGAAAATATGATTAGAGATGTTAAATCATATTTTGAAAAGAAAAGAAAATTACATTTGTTAGCTGCTCAACCTGATGCTGTTATCTCTAAAAATATAAAAAATTCTAAGGTTGCCAGGGTATATGGTATACACATGAATGATCAATTAAAAGATGCAGGAGCAAAATATATAAAACAATGGTTATTAAAAGAAAGAGATGTTGATGAATTTGGAAATAAAATATTAAATTTGGACACGTTAAATGATCCTGGCTTAATTGAAGAATTAATTTTATTTAATAAGAAAGGAAACTTTGACCGAGTAATGTCATTTATGATGATAATGTTTCAATTGGAAGAAGAAGGAGAAAAGGTATATTCTGAAGAAGGACAAAAAAATAAAGCAGCTACTAGTTTATTAAACTCATATAAAAATTGGTATAAAAAATGATAGCAAATTCTGATGGTAATTTTAGTGCAGCAATGCCCAAACACAGGGTTACAAGGTCACAAAAAAATGCAGATAATAAACAATGGTATAAACAAAACATAGATTTTTTAGATAAGAGATCATTTTCTCAAGTAGGATTTAATGGATATGGTTTAGATACTTTTGATACTAATGGTGTATCAGAGTATAAGAGAATGAAAGTTAATTATGACTTGTTTAACAATATAGTTAATATTCGTGATTTTGAATATGTTATAAAACCTTTTGGTGCACAGGCAGGAGAGTTACCTGCTAACTTTACTAATAGAGATATTATTTCTCCTAAGATTAAAATGCTTATGGGGATGGAAATGAAAAGACCTTTTTCTTGGAAAATATTAGCTATTAATGAAGAAGCTACAACAAGAAGAGAAACTAAAGAGTTTGAATTAATTAGAGAATATGTAATTAATTCTATTGTTTCTCCTATTAGAATAGAGTTAGAACAAAAAGCTTTAGCTGAAACTCAAGGTAAAGAATTAACTCCTGAACAACAACAGCAAATACAACAACAGATAGAACAAGAGTTACAAGCAATGACTCCCGAAGAAGTTAAAAGATATATGGCTAGGGAACATCAAGATCCTGCAGAAGCTTTAGCTCATCAGTTGTTAGAATATTTAGTACAAAAAGAAGATATAGCTACTAAGTTTAATCAAGGGTTTAAACATTTAGCTATTGCTGCCAAAGAGATATTTTGGGTAGGAGTATTAAATGGAGAACCTGCAATATCAGTAGTTAATCCATTATATTTTGATTATGATAAATCACCAGATTTAGAATTTATTGAAGATGGAGAATGGGCAACCTGTGTTTATAGATTAAGTCCATCAAAGGTAATAGGTTATTTTGGTGACCAATTAAGTAATGATGAAATTGATAAAGTGTATAATTATTATACACAGATGATGAACCATGTTGTTGATGCTAACTTTACTTTTAATGTAAATAAAGAAGATGAAGGTTGGACTGTAAGGGTAGTACATTGTGTTTGGAAAGCTTTAAGAAAAATAGGATTTTTATCTTATGTTGATGAGAATGGAGAAGTACAAGAAAGATTAGTAGATGAAGGATATACTTTAAATAGAGATTCCTGGACAGTTTAAAGACTTAAGTAATTTATATGAATGTAAGTTACCTTATATTGGTGCAGTAATGGATAGTACAAATTCATTACCTACATCTTTTGTAGATAGAGTAAAAGCATATCAGTATTATTATGATATTATTATGTATAGGGTAGAATTATTAATGGCATCAGATAAGGGTAAACTTTTAATGATGAACATTGGTATGATTCCTGAATCTGCAGGTATTGATACAGAAAAATGGTTGTATTTTTTAGAAACTTCTAAGATTGGATTTATGAATCCTAATGAAGAAGGTAATAAAGGAGATTATTCTATACCTAATGCAGTTAAAGAAATAGATATGTCATTGGCTTCTGATATAAACAGATATATTCAATTAGCAGAATATATTGAAAGAAGAGCAGGGGTATCTATTGGTATTCCACCTGAAGCTGAAGGACAAATAGGACCTAATTCTGCTGTTACTAACACTAAACAAGCATTAGTACAATCATCACATGTATTAGAACCTATTTTTGATTTACATAATCATGTAAAGAAAAATGTTTTACAAAAATTAA